TTTTTTGATCCAGAACTTCTTCTTCGGTTTTCTCAGCCCCAAGGTTATAAAACCGAGCACCCGCACGGGCCGGAGCCGTCGGTTGTTCCCTTAGCGAATAATTCAGAGCCGATTCCATGGCCTTGAATTGCTCTTGGCTTTGAGCGGTTCGGAAGTTCTGAATCTGGTTCGCCAAAATTGAAATCTTGGGAACGATATCATTGAACTTGTTTTTTTGGTCAGGGGAGGCAGTGCCCTCCGTGATCCGGTTTGACAGATCCCGAGACTCGCTTTGCATTTCCAGCAATTGCGACACCCAGGCGGTGTAGTCCGAAGATACTTCCATTGTTATACGCCCCTCCCAAGGGCCGCTTCGACTTGCAGATCGATCAATAAACGATCAACTCGCAGCATTGCGCCTTGAGCTGATTTCGAGACAGATTCCACGTCCGGAACCTGTGATTTTTGTGGCTCGTGTGGAGCTGGGCCCAAAAGGTTCAAAACCTCTGAGCGAATGGCCGGACGAATTGACTTCCAGATCTGGTCAGTCAATAAATCGATGTGCTTTTGATCCGCAACCGGACTCGTTTCCGGCTTGCCAAACAGGTCAGCCAAAACGCTCTTCAGATAGCTTTTCACGCCTGTAACGCGGGCTTGATTATTCGCCCCTCGCATACAGATCGCAGCCTCTTCGAGCTTCAACTTAGTCAGAAGCGTCACCCCGTTGGCAGCCAATCCAAGATCGTTCGGACTGGGCGAAAATCCGACCTGATTCCAGTAGGCAACAGTTTCTTCGAGACTAAGGAATTTCGCCTCTTGAACGTAATAACCGATACTCATTTGTTTGATGACACCGCGCTTCATTCCAGCCAGGACGCTCGAAGCCTCGAACATTTCCGGATAAATTTCGCCCGTCACCAACAGCCCTTCGCCCGTCTCCTCAGCCGCCGTTGGCCTGCCGATCGGTTCGTCCCAGTCGTGCTCATATGTCACAAATCCTTCACTCAGGAAGTATGGAAGCGTCTCAGAGAACGCGCCCGGCGCAATGATTTCACGCGCAAAATCGACGTTGTTAAAAACCGAGCAAATCCCGGAAAATGTCCCCGTCGAATCGCCTACTGACGATTTGATCAGAAACGGCACCGTTTTTCGCTTCAGTTCGCTGGTGATTTCGGCTTGCGTCACGATTCGTCCTCCAAAGTGGTTGCTTTGGAGAGACTTTCGATGTGTGCCGACTAGCCGATATCAAGCCGGTAAAAAAGACCAGTCAATCGGCTTCGGGTTACGGGTATAACTTGGTTCCAAAACCGCTTTCAAAGTGCATCGACAAAACGGATGCGCTGGCGGGTGCCGAATATTTTTGTAATCGGGATTGGTCCCACGAACCGCAAAAATCTGCCCCAGCTTGACCGTTCGCCGTCCGGTCGGATTGTTCACATCTTTCGCAATCGCATGACAGATCGGGCATGAGGCCGAAGTCTCTACCCATTGCCATCCAGCCACCACGCCGGAATCCTTTGCCGACCATTGCATAGCCAAATGGTGAGCTCTCACCGCTTCAGTCTGGGCAATGCGACGGGCCCGAAATCGATTATTATCCTGAAAATATTTCATCAATCGTTTCGTCAGTTGATCAGTCGATTCGCCCGCTCCCAGCCGCCCCAGCTCAATCTCAGCCCTGATCGCGTGTTTGAGCATTTCGTAATGCCCATTGAAATCTTCGTGAAATGTCGCCTGGGTCGATTCGGCAAAATTGAGAGTGCTGGCGCGAATCGCACCCTTGAGATATTCGGAGTTCACCCGCCATCGTTCTGGATCCAGCCCCACAGCTCGATAAAGCCGCTTGCCGCTCTTGTCCCAAATCCCCGTGATCACCGGCACAATCCGTTCGTACTCTTCGAGCAAGCCTTTATCCGACGGTCTCAACAGTTCCGCAGGCGTGTAAAAGATCGACTTTTTCCCCGTCAATCGCTCTTTTACCAATTTAGCCTGGGCGTTGAAGCTCCCCACCAAGATTGGGTAAAGTCGTGATCCAAGCGGTAAATTGTGGTCGTTTGGCTCAATTGGCATGAGTTTCCGCCTTGATCATGGCAAGTTCGTTTTCGCAGCGACGTTTGGCGATTTCGGAATACGCTGGAACCGCTTCAATTCCAATGAAATTGAACCCCTCGCGAATTGCCGCCACTCCGGTGGATCCAGAACCGCAGAACGGATCCAGAATTGTGGCCCCCGGCTTCAACTTCAATTTCTTGATACACCAACGCATTAGCGGAATCGGCTTAGTGGTCGGATGGAATCGCTGGTTTGACGCCTGATAACTGGTGTCTTTGAAACAGTAAACACCGTGGCCGCCTTTCATCCAAGCCAATTCCGCGTCAGATAGAAAAGTTCCATACGCTGGTTCATTCCGCTTGATCCAAACCAAAGTTGTTCCAACCGGCAATTTCTCGCCAAAATGGTTGACCCCAAACATGATGACTTTCTTCCAATCCAGCCACGGGGCCGGATCGAAAGGTTTATTATCGTTCAAAATCCGAGGCCATTTCACACCTTGCGACTGTCTTCGATTACTACCGTTCCCGCCACTGAATCGAGTCGAATCACACTTGTAATTCATCCCGTAAGGTGGATCGGTCACAATGGCATCAATCGAGCCTGTTTCCAGCCCCTTTAAAACTTCGTGACAATCGCCAGTGATGATTTCAAACAATGCCAACCCCCGCTTGATTCGCTTGTTGTGCCGTGATCTCCCAAAAATACCGATCCCCAAACGGATCCGGCGCCTTGCCCAGCTCGGCGCGGAACTCATTCAGCGAAATACCACCGGCAGTGAAGTTGTCACGAGCCCGTTTGTGACGATCGTTGAGGTTTTCCGCCAGATCGGGAATCTGAGACAAATCATGAACCACCCGATACTTTCGCGGATCAAGCCCAAACTCAGGCATTAAACGCCGTGAAATGGTCGAACGAATCAGCCCCAAAATCGGTAGAACCCCGCTTCGCCAGGCAGCCTGAATGGCCACGCCAAAATTATCGTAAGTTTTGGTGGCACTTGGCAGGCCGTGAACCTCCGGACTCGTACCAATGGCCGCCAGAACCATCGGCATAGCCCCGTTTGGGAGTTTGTCCAAAGCCATTTGTTCAGGACTAAAACCGATGGTGTCAATCTTGATCCGACGATTCAGCGAAATCGTTCGCCCCCGATTATCACCACGGGTCATTCGGTTGACCTGACTCTCAATTTCCCCGCCTTCGTCGTCCAACAATTCATCGTTCGAATCTTCAGGAGTGATGATCAGACCGGGAACCCCACCGTTTTTGAGGATCGAAACCGAATAGCCAGCCGCCTCATTCAAAAGGCAAATCTGGCGCAAAACCGCCTTGAGTTTGGAGAGTCCCAGCCGCGTGTTCAGCGGATCAATTCCCCAGCGGAAATGCAAAACATCTTCTTTGGGAATGTTCAGCGTCCGACCGTTGACCATATAGCGCCAATAGTCCAGATAGCGTTCCCCAGTCGCTGGATAGAGCGGGAAAACGTATCGTTCGTCAAGCCAGTGGAGGCCGATCGGCAGCCCCGCAAAAGCGTCGCGTTCGATGTACAAAAACGCATTTCCGGAAGTGATGACTGATAAAGCCATAGCCAAATCACGAGTAAACGAGTCGTAATTGTCGTTTGATTTGACCCACAATTCGGCCAAGCCTGTATCGTATGCCGGTGCCCAGGTGCCATCGCCTTGGCGCTCCTCCACGACCAACGGGCACAAATTGACCTTTTCGGCAATCCAATTGCAGGCGATGGAAACGACATCGTTGAGATAAAGCCGCCCCGCCTCTAATTCCCAGTCATGTTTCGCACCCGGTAAAAGGGCAAAACTGCGACCTCCGCCGCCCCCGCCCATCCCGTTGTATATTTTCAGATTCGAGCCATTTTCGCCAAACGCATTGCCGCCGTTGCCGCTAATCATCCCGGCCTCCTACAACTCGGATCCGCCGTTTCACGGCAAGTTTGCCAAACGCCCCGCTTGACGCATCCACCTGGTCATCGTGCTTGGCGTTCGGGAATGTGCACAGTTCCTCAATGTACTTTCGATTCCACTTCGCACGCACCAAAATGACATTCCCCGCCTCGCACTGAGCCGCAAACGGATCGGCCCTGACTTCCTTTGAGCCGGTCGGATGTTCGTGCCGCACCGCAAACCCGGCCAATTCTCGCGCCTCCAATTCCGCCGCATCTTTCCCCGCCGATCCGCCTTCGTGCTCAATCCAGCACACCGTTCCGCGCGGGTCCATTTCGGCACATTGACGTTGTAAAATCCGACGTTGTTGTGGCGATACCTGAGCCCGCACCACATCCGTCACATAAAACTTGCCGTCCCACTCACACATCAAAACGCCAACGGTATAGTCCCCACCATCGACCGTCGAAGCCTTATCCCAATATCGCACCCACTTGAGACCCGGCCCCGCTGGCGCCACATCAACGAATTGCGAGAACCAAGTTTGCTGAAATAGCCCGCCCGAACGTGGCGACGGTCGTTGTTGGTAAAGTGCCGCCCAAATCCATGATCCCACCGTTTCACGTATTTTCGCCAATTTCGCCAGGCTGAATCGAGTGGGCCACAGAGCCGCCCCCTCAGGCCGCCCAATCGCATCCCCATCGCCCTCGGAAATCGCTGGGAGTGAGATATATTCCCACCGGTCTTCGACGTCTTCAGACTCGACAGCTTCGCCCGTTTCCGCGTCACGACCTTCGACCAACGAACCGATCAAGTCCGACTCATGCCGACGGGTCATGATCACAATCGCCGCGCCGTTGGGGCTCAATCGGGTCATTGCCTCGGAGGTAAACCAATCCCAAACCCGTTCGCGTTGAAGTGGTGAATTCGCCTCTTTGACATCTTTCACCGGGTCATCACAAATCAGGATATCCGCACCATAACCGGCCACCCCACCTTTGACCCCAACCGCAAACACGGCCCCACCCTCAGCCGTTTCCCATTGCCCCGCCTGGGCCACCTTGCTCGAAAGTGGCATCCCGATCCGCTCGGCCAACAACCGCGCTTTTCTCGTGAATTTTCGCGATAATGCCACCCCCCAGCCCGCCGTGATGATTTCACGCTTTGGATTTTGCTCCAATAACCACACCGGCGCATGAATCGAAAGCAACTCACTTTTCCCGTGCCTTGGTGGCATCGATACAATCAACCGCCGAAGGTGGCCAGAATTGACCAGTTCCACCTTGCTTTGCAAAAGGACCAAATGCGGAGCGTCCCAATCCCGATCTGGCGACACCTTTTTCAGCCAAGCGTTAAACCGCCCCTGTTTCGCTTCCTTGGGCTTCGTCAGTTTCCTTGGTGGATCGACCAACTCAACGTCGATCACATCGCCTTGGGGCATTTCCGGCGAAATTTCGTCGTCATCTGGATCGTCCGGTTCGTCCGGAACTTCCAAGACCGTTCGCGAGCCATCGACCGTGTCATGAATCAATTTCATCCAAGTGACGGCCATTTCGTCGCCTGAGAGAGCCTGCGTCACAGTCTCCATGGCGAGCTTGTCAGCAATACTTAAACCGTCATCGGTAAACGAGTTCAATAGCCGTCTCAGCGCTTCCTTGTACGCTTCTTTTCGTTGCGTGAAGTTAGCGCGTACCCGATTCCCCGGCTGGAATCGAGTGATCCCGCTAAATTTGTGACCGGGTGTGAATCGCCCGTTTTCTTCTCGCATCTTTTACAGTTGTAGCGCCATCGTTGACCATCGATTCGCCATCGTTTGCGGGGTAAATAACTTGCCGATTTCCGCGATTTCCGCCTCGGTCAATTTCCGAACCTGTTCCGTGTCGGTCTGAATACATTCAGGCCGCGTCAAAACAGGCTGTTCTTTGGTCCGATATCCCGGTGGTTTCATCATTTCAATCATCCTCTGAATCAAGGTCCGTAAATGTGATCTGCTGATTCCTACGCTGTTTCGACCGTCGGTGCGCGTCCAGAATCGCCCATTGAATCTTACGCCAAAGATACGTTCGAAACGTCGTCCCTTTGTCCGATCGCCACTCCAAAACCGCCGCAATCAAAGCGTCCTCCGCAACCCTCTTGCGTTCCACGACCTGATCAGGCGATAAACGAATCGTCCGATTTTTATCGAACGCAATGTTGTAGCAATCCGGCAGCCATTTGACGACTTTGTTTTGCTGCCGTTTCGTGAGCCGTTTCACCGGTTTGTCAATCACGGATCGCCCCCCTCAATTGCTCAATCGCCAAGCCGATCTGCTTCTGAGCCTCCGATACAGGCCACCGCATGCGGTTCGCGATGTAGGTAATCGACCTGGGCGGAGTCCCATCCAAACCGTACTTCCACATCAAGACTTTCGATTGATCGACTGACAATTGGCCAATGGCCGCCCGTAACTTGCCTAAATCCTCGACAAGAATCAGCTCGTCAAGGCTGTTCGAAGGATCCTGATCAGAAGTGATTCCGGAGGCGTATCCTGACATCGTCGCTTTCAGGCCAGCATCGAGTGCGGAGAAAACCGTTCATCGTCTTCGTCGTCATCATCGTCGTCATCGTCATCGTCCGAATACGCATCCGCCCACCCCGATACGAGCTGCTTTGAACGCTCCAACATCCCCAACACCTGACAGACACCACCCATCCAGACCGCTGAAAACTCATCCAATTGCTCATCTCGCGAGCATGTCTTGTCAAGAATCAGGACAACTTGATTCCCGCGCCGCTTGAGCTCGGCCACCATTTGCTGAGTGGTCGCGTACTCCAAAAACGTGTTTTCATGTGATTTGCTCAATTCAATCACCATCCGGAATCAGCTTATCCAACAACGGTTGAACCAATTCGACGAAAATCCCGATCGGCGATTGTACTTTACAATTTGTCAATGTTTTCCACTGATTATCGGCTTCGGACAACCACCAATCGCAAGCCGTAATGTCATGGCTTTCATCCGCCGTTTTTCGACCCTTGCGAAAGTAGTGCTCCGAT